TTATTGCGGCCGTCAACGACGAGGCGCATGAGTTTCATAAGTTCGCTGGTGATTACACTCTGTTCGAGCTGGGCGAGTTCGACGAAGCCACTGGCAAGTTCGTTTCCAAGGCAACGCCGGAGTCTTTGCTCCTGGCGGCTGCCGCACTTGAGGAGAAGTGATGGATCTATTTGGTTCCCAGGGCGTAGCGTCGGGGCAGTCATCTTCGCAGCATTCTTTCGCGGCGATTCCGACCGCGGAAATTCAACGCTCGGCGTTTAACCGCTCGTGTGGTCTGAAGACCACCTTCAACAGCGGTTTGTTGGTGCCCATCTTCTGTGATGAGGCACTACCTGGCGACACGATGTCGATGTCTATGAACACGTTCGCCCGGATGGCCACTCCGTTGCATCCGATCATGGACAATTTGTACATGGACTTCTTTTTCTTCGCCGTTCCGCTGCGGTTGATCTGGGACAACTGGCAGAAGATGAACGGGGAGCAGGTGGATCCGGGAGACTCCACCGATTTCTTGGTGCCGATTATGCAGGCGCCGGTCGGAGGGCATCTGGAGCTGAGCCTGTCCGACTACATGGGGATTCCGACGAAGGTCGATATTGCCCATTCCACTCTTTGGCATCGGGCGTACAACCTGATTTACAACGAGTGGTTCCGCGACGAGAACATGCAGGACTCGGTCGTGGTCGATCGGGACGACGGACCCGACGACACCGCGGACTACGTGCTGCTGAGGCGTGGGAAGCGTCACGACTATTTTACCAGCTGCCTTCCGTTCCCCCAGAAGGGGCCTGCGGTCAACGTGCCGATTGGTACGACGGCGCCGATTTTCGGTGAGCTGACTGGTTTCGGGGACAAGCAGCCGACGTTCGATGCGGACGATGCGATCAACGCGAAGGTTGACGTAGCGTCGGGGTCAGCCGAGCTGGAGCTGGCCACCGGGCCGACGGCGGACGGGATTCTCACGTGGAATGATCCGAAGTTGACGCTGGACGGTTCGGCTTTCGCGGACTTGTCTTTGGCGACGGGAGCAACCATCAATGAGATGCGGGAATCGTTCCAGATTCAGCGGATTTTTGAGCGCGATGCGCGCGGTGGGTCTCGGTACACTGAGATTATTCGGTCTCATTTTGGCGTTGTGTCTCCTGATCAGCGTCTGCAGCGACCCGAGTACCTTGGTGGTGGTACGGCCGTTCTGAACATCAACCCGATTGCGCAGACCTCGGGTAGTTTCGGTGCCGAGCCGCTGGGAATCCTGGCGGCGTTCGTCACCAGTTCGAGCAACGGGCAAGGCTTCACGAAGTCGTTCGTCGAGCATTGCGTCATCATCGGGATGACGATGGTTCGTGCGGAGCTGAACTATCAGCAGGGTCTGGAGCGGCAGTTTTCCCGTCGTAGCCGCTTTGATTTCTACTGGCCGGCGCTGGCTCACCTTGGGGAGCAGGCTGTACTGAACAAGGAAATCTTTGCGGACGGCGGTGCCAGTGACGATCTGGTGTTCGGCTATCAGGAACGGTATGCCGAGTATCGCTACAAGCCCTCTCGGGTGACGGGTCGGTTCAGGAGCAACGCGACGACGTCGTTGGACACGTGGCATCTGTCGCAGGATTTTGCGGCGCTGCCTTTGCTGAATGATGCGTTCGTGGTCGAGAATCCTCCGGTGCAGCGCGTGGTGGCGGTGCTCGAGGATGTTCAGCCGGAATTTCTGCTGGACTGCTTTTTCAACTATCGGTGTGCACGGCCGATGCCCACGTACTCGGTACCGGGGCTGATCGACCACTTCTAAGATGGGCTTCGCTGATTTCGACGCCTCACAAGCCGCTGGGTCCCTCGTCGGAGGGGGACTGAGCCTCATCGGTGGTTCGTCGCAGACGTCCGCTAACAAGGCGGCGCAGCTGCGGCAGCAGCGTTTCCAGAAGGAGATGTACGAGACTCGGTATCAGATGACGATGGCCGATATGGAGAAGGCCGGTCTGAATCCGATCCTTGCGTATCAGCAAGGTGTAGGGAGTGCGCCGGCGGGCGGTTCGATGGCCGCGGCGCCTAACATTCTGCAGGGAGCTGCAGCGAGTGCCGAAGGCTACACGAGGCTCAAGCGATCGACGGATATTCTCAAGATCGGCAAGCGGAAGGCGAAGGCTGAGGTCTTCTCGACGTGGGCGCAAGAGAAGGAGTACTCCTCACGGGCGGATTTGAACCGCCAGCTCGCTGACAAGGCGAAGGTGGACACGGAGGTGTCACGGGCGACGGCTGCGCGTACGCGCCTGGAAGTGGATCTCGGCAAGACTGGTCTTCCTGCGGCGCGGTCGCAGGAGATGCTCGACCGCACGAAGGGCGGCGAGATGCTCAGGCAGATCAACCGAGTTATCCGGTCCGTTACGGGCCGCGACTCAACGGGAGCGAGAAGATGACCGATTTGGGACGTAGGGAACGTGTTCGTGTGACGACTCCGGTGGGTACCGAGAGTCGGACGAAGCAGAGCTTCCAAGAGGAAAGCGACGTCAACGCGATCATGCGGAAGTATTTGTCCACTGGGATCATGGAGCATGTGAACCGGGCAGCGCCCCGCTACGGGGACTTCACGAACGCTGATGACTATCTGGCGTCGGTGGAGAAGGTCCGTTCGGCGCGCGCCGGTTTCGATGCGTTGCCGGCTCACGTGCGGGACCACGTGAAGAACGATCCGGCCGAGCTGCTGAAGCTCGTTTTCGATCCGGAGCGGAGGGAGGAGGCCGCGGAGCTCGGCCTGGTCGACCCGAAGCAAGAGGAGCTTCCGCTTGTTCCGCCGGATCCCCCGGAGCCGGATCCGCCGCCCGCGGTGGTGTCGGGCGGCGATTAGCGCTCAATCGAGCGCGGAAGGGGCTCCCTCGGGGGCCCCTTTTTTTGGTACAGTTGATGCACTTGATATCAACTGTATTGAGTGACACCCTTGAAGGTGGCACTCTATATGGTAGTGTTTTGGTCTGGAGGTGAGCTGATGGCGTATCGGCATCGGATGACGCGTAAGCGGTCCAAGCGCTCCTTTCGTAAGGGGGCGAAGGTGAAGGGCAAGAACTTGCGTTCACGCCCTATGCGCGGCGGCTGGCGCCTGTAGTAGGGTGTCCTGTTACACCCCGCTGAAGGCGTATCGAGCCGCGGGCGGTCGGGTAGTCTTCACCTCCAAAGAAGGCTGGGCCGACCGCCCTCTGCAGCTCCCCTGTGGGCAGTGTATCGGCTGCAGGATGGATCGTGCGCGATCGTGGTCCCTTCGGTGTATGCACGAGGCGCAGTTGCACGAGGCGAACTGCTTCATCACGTTGACGTATCGGCCTGAGGATGTTCCGGCCGATGGATCTGTTGACGTGAGGCATTGGCAGCTGTTCGCGAAGCGGCTTCGGAAGAAGCTCGGGCCGTTTCGGTTCTTTCACGTGGGCGAGTATGGCGAGCAGAATTACCGGCCTCACTACCATGCTTGTTTGTTCGGCATCGATTTCGCAGCCGACCGCGTCCTGGTGAAGGACGGCGGGAAGAACAAGCTATTTATTTCCGAGACGCTCGAGTCAACGTGGGGTCTCGGTTTTACTACGATCGGCCTACTGACGATGCAAAGCGCCGCTTACGTGGCGCGGTACTGCATCAAGAAGGCCACTGGTCCTGCGGGCCGTGAGAAGTATCGGCGCATCGACACCTCAACTGGTGAGGAGTATTTCGTGCGCCCTGAGTACCTGACTATGTCGCGGCGGCCTGGGCTCGCTGCTGGTTGGTACGATCGTTTCAAGGGGGATGTGTTCCCCTCTGATTTTTGCGTAGCTGATGGGAAGAAGCTGCGCCCCCCGAAGTTCTATGACGCTCGCCTGGAGGCGGAGGATCCGGGGGTTTTCGCTTCGGTGAAGGCGAAGCGAGTTGACTACGCTTTTTCGCGTAGGTCTGAAGGCACGTATGAGCGCCTGCGGGTGAGGGAGCAAGTTCTAGAGGCTGGTTTAAGTGTCCTGAGTCGTAATCTTTAACAGGAGTATTTTTTTATGTCTATCAAGATTGTTTTTTCTGTGTTCGATTCCAAGGCTCAGGCTTTTTTGCAGCCTATCTTTGCGACCACGCGTGGCGTGTGCCTTCGCATGTTTATTGCGGCCGTCAACGACGAGGCGCATGAGTTTCATAAGTTCGCTGGTGATTACACTCTGTTCGAGCTGGGCGAGTTCGACGAAGCCACTGGCAAGTTCGTTTCCAAGGCAACGCCGGAGTCTTTGCTCCTGGCGGCTGCCG